GATAGTGATGGATTTACTGTCGAATGTATTGTTGCTCTAAAATATGTCGAGTCCGATGAATTTGGCAATGTCGAGCACAAAGATATCTCAAAGCTAGTCGATGTCCCGGTATGTTGGCCGCAAGGTGGTGGTTCCGAGAAGGGCGACCAAGGCTATGCGATGACGTTCCCAATCAAAAAGGATGATGAGGGAATTGTCGTTTTTGCCTCTCGGTGTATTGATAGCTGGCATGAACTCGGTAAGAAGAAATCCAATTCCAACCAAAGCCAGACCCAAGAGCGGACAAAAGGAACACCACCAGCAAAAACCGACATAGGGCAGCCGCTGATCCACACGCGCATGCACAATCTGTCGGATGCGGTGGTTATTCCTGGGGTGCGATCAAAGCCCAGGAAGATGAACCCGAAACCCAGTACAACAGCCGCGCAACTCCGCACCGACAATCAGCATGTGTATTGCGAGATCAGTCAGGAAAAGGCCAAGTTGGTCTTTGCGACCGATAAGCAAGGATCATCAGGCGGTTCGCAGGATGGTGGGCAACAACAAAAAGAAACCCAACCACGCATGGTGGTCGAAGTTTATGCCGACAAGATTCGTGGCTATGTCCTCAATGATCAAGGCGGGGAGACCAGTTATTTCGAGCATACCAAGGACGGCGCATTCAACGGTAAGGCTCCACAAGGCGTAACTTGGGACACCCCGACATTTCGGGTTACAGGGCGCATTATTGCTGGTGGTGAAATCACCGCGAAGTCAGGAATAGGAGCTACTACTACAGACGCTGGCGAGGTAAGCGTCTCGACCCACAGACACCCACAAGGTAATGACAGTCGAGGGGATCGCGAGCAAGATACCGGCGTACCAATATCAGGAACTTGATATGACATTCAGGTACAGGAAACTTGACAAAGATGGGGACATGATGTTTGGGCGAGGACGTGATGATTATTATATTGATGAGCCTGCGGCAGTTGCTCAAGCAATAAAAACTAGGTTGGGCCTCTGGGTATCAGAATGGTTCCTTAACCTTAACGAAGGCACTAATTGGACAAATATTGTCGGAGTGGTTGGTGCTTATAATGTAAGAGACACTGTTGTTCGTGCGCGCATCCTGCAAACCCCTTATGTCACCTCTTTGTATGACTGGAAGAGCGAGATCTGGAATAGAAAATACTCTGCGAGTGGTAAGGTAGTCACCGCTTTTGGGACTGCCGGATTGGAGCTTACAGCGAAGCCAGGATTTGCGCCAGAAGTAACCTGGGGCGGTCTCGGCACAATAGGGTTGGGTTGATTATGGTTCTTGAAACGCTATCCGCGACGATCGATGAGACCGGCATATACACACCGCAGTTTGTCGAGATACTCGAATCGTTGATGGATTCGTTTCGTGCTATCTACGGGCAGGATATCGATATTGCACCTGATACTCAGGATGGGCAATGGCTCGCGATCCTCGCCAAAGCGATATACGACTCCAACAACATGGCGGTTGCTGCCTATAATTCGTTTAATCCGACTTATGCAGTCGGAGCCGGCTTATCATCTCTGGTCAAACTCAATGGTCTAAAGCGAAAGATTTCAACATACAGCAGCGTTGTTGTGCGTTTGGAAGGTACAGTCGGGACTGTGATCGCTAATGGCGCAGTCTCCGATGACAATGCTAATCGGTGGTTGTTGCCACCTTATGTTGAGATTCCCTATGAAGGATTTGCTGATGTCACTGCAACCGCCGGCTCGTCTGGTGATATAAGAGCGCCAGCCAATACGGTTGTTCATATCGATACACCAACACCCGGTTGGTATAGCGTCACCAATCAACAACCAGCAACACTCGGCGCACCAGTCGAATCAGACGCTAAATTGCGACAGCGACAAGCAGTCTCGACCAGCATATCGGCAATCAATCCTGCGTCCGCGATCCTGGCAGCGGTTTTGAATGTTTCGGGAGTGGAGCGGGCAAGACTGTATGAGAATAGCAGTTATGCGGCAGATAGTTATGGCGTGCCGGGACATTCTATTGCAGTGGTTGTCGAAGGTGGTGATGTAACCGAGATAGCTTATGCAATTGCTCATACCAAAGCCCCCGGCACCGGGGTTTTCGGATCGACATCGGTTGTCACCTATGACACTAGCAATGTTCCCAACACGATAAACTTCTTTGTGCTTAACGAGCGTCAGATTTATTTCAAGGTCACGATCCAGCCGCTGTTGGGATATGTCCAATCGACTGCGGTGCAGGTTCTTAAAGCTGTCGTTCAATATATCAACGAACTGAAAATTGGTGAAATTCTCTATCATAGCAAGATATACGCGGCGGCGAATTTACAGGAGGAATCGGCGCAGCTTGCTACTGGTATGGTACAAAGCGATCTCGATAAAATATCGAGCACTTACGATCTTATCGAGATTTTGTTGAGCTTGGATAATATAAACTTTCGACCGCACAATTTGTATGTCGAATTTAACGAAGCCGGGGTTTCGTCGGTTGATAACGGTGAAATCACGGTAATGGAAGTCTAAATGGCTAACGAACTTGTTCCTTGGCAAGACCCCGCTCAGAACACAATAACGCCTTATCTTGATCTTGTTACTTGGCAACATCAAAAGCCAAAGTATCTTGAGACTATTGTACAAACAATCCGGGGTCATGCGCAGGGGATCGAGCTTCTTGTCAACCTTTATGAGTTATTCGGTATTGATACCGCAGTTGGTGTCCAACTCGATATGGTTGGGCAATGGGTAGGGGTTACCAGATATATAGAAACATCGATTGAGAATATATTCTTTTCTTGGGATGATTATAAAGTAGGATGGGAGCAAGGGGTTTGGTGGTCACCCTATCTTCCAACATCGGAATTTTTTAGGCTCGATGACGAGCATTATCGGTTTTTGTTGCGAGCCAGGATTGTTTCCAATCACTGGGATGGCACAATTCCCGGAGCCTATGAAGCCTGGAATACATTGTTTGGGCCGGAAGACTATCATATCATTATCCAAGATGGTAGAGCTTCGGCTCCCGCTCAATTCATTTTTGATACCTATGATCGAGAGGGCTGGGATAGAGGCGTCTGGGAACATTATGTATCGCGGGCCAATTATCTCCGCAACAGTGGCTTGGTCGGCGCGAAGATAGGGGGTTCTAACTATGATAACCCTGCTATTTTACCAACACACTGGGAAGTAAGGACTGGTCTGGATATTAATATTGATAGCATCTACGATTATCATATAGATGAAGCAACACTCGATGTTTTTGAATTGAGTTTTTCCGGCACAGCGATTGAAAATGCTACCGATCTTTATTTCGAGGAGATCGGGCCGGATTATCTGAGAGTAGATCCGCAGCAAGATTGGACCCTATCAGTTTATTTTCAGGTTCTTATCCCTGATCCAAACATTACCGAATACTCTCTTATTATTCTGGCGTATCGGGATGGAGCCATAAACTCCGATTACCAATTTGAAGGTTCGTTAAACGAATCTCCAACATTGTTTAAGCGAGGTTGGTTCACCACCACTATCCCAAACAATATGGATTCTGTCCGGGTCGGCGTGCGTTTCGCGCATGCTGATAAAAGCGAAGTATCTCGATTTGCCATTCTTATTGGACAGCCGCAGCTTGAGCTTGGTGTAACCCAACCAACCGCTCCGATACGGACATTGGGTGCGCCGGCTGTTGCTTATGACAAGGCTTATCCCGATAGTTATCTCAACAGCGCCGGCCACATGATCTATGGGTTGGTCGCACCTTACAGCGCGCCTCCCCCGCCACCCAATTACTTTATGTTCGACCAATTTATTTCCACAATTACACCCGGCGAGTTGACCCACGATCGTGTTTATGGCACTCCAACTCTGAATTATGAATATGCCGATCCCGCAATGCGAGGATTGGTTTTAGCACTACCCTGCACTGATGAGATCTGGTCTGAAGTTAAAAGTTCTGAGCCGACTGCTTCAGTTAAGGACACTCGGCTTTATTACAATGAAACCGCCAATTTGATCGGCGCGCTGTTTGACAAGCAGGGATATATAACTTACGAGTGGAATGTTGCTGCCCTCCCACCAGCACAGTGGACGATGGAGGCACTCGTTTATTTGTATAACAACACCGATGGGTATATCGCAGGGTTTACGTCATACCCGGAGGTGGGAAATATCTCAGATCGCACCTTATATGTTGCAAATGGGAAATTCGGTATTTATGTCGGAGGTGGTGGCGGTCCTGAACATATAGAATTGGGTTTTGCAGAGTCCGGTTTCTATCATCTTATAGCTGTTTGTAATCCACCAAATGTTACTTTGTATTTGAATAATGAAAATACGAGTGCGACCTTTACCACTAATATGGAGGGAGGTCGAACCGATTATGGTCTGACTCGGCGCATTCTGGAAGATAGTTTTAATATCGATAGAACTGCCGAAGATGGCACTACCACCCGTTATTTGGAGGAAGCGGCGACCCAAGGAAGCCAATTGTATTTTGCTATTGGGCGTGCCAAGACCGATCCTGCTTATTCATTCCTCCCTAAAGTATCACAAGCGTTTAACGGCGTCTTGTTGATGGTCAATATCTCGACCACACCATACAACCTTGGGGAAGTCTCCGGTCGGTTTTTCACTCCTTACGAACATCTGTGGTGGAAACAACCTGATACTGAGGTCATCACAGATATCAATCCCGATAAGGGATGGGATATTGGTTATTGGGATGAGACCCCTGCTTTGATTTTGCCGCCGGCAATCGATGCCGTGACAATGGCATTGTTTACGGGCGGGTATCTTGATCTGCGCCCCGCTGGGGTGGATGTCGATTACACAACACAGTCTCTAGCAGGAACTCCAATCTTCGCATTTGATGTCGATGCTTATATCGATGTCGAAGAATTGGACTTTCTGACTTGGGATGATGATGACGCGCACGGTTGGGATACTGGGGTGTGGGATGGCACCAGACCAATATTCTCGACCGATGTGAGAGCGCCAGAAACGTTGCTGGCGGGTTGGGAATTGGCAGCTTGGGGAGACTTCCGTAATACTTTCCCAACCCATCGACCTATTGTCGATCCCTTTTCGAGACCGCTTCTAGCGGCTTGATCACTAACTACTCGTAGCCCCTGTGGGCTAAATCCTGAGTAAAGTCGGAGAATTGTACATGGCTCGCACAGTCGATTTCCTCCCATTTGCTACGAATGTCGGGGCGAATGTTGAAGGACAAAGTTCGTATGTCATCGAACCAATTCGTTTGACCGGGCATCAAGCGGGTGTGGCGAAATCCGCTGTTATTAATAAATCGCTGCGCCAGCATAGTATGATGACTGCGGCACTTGCTAATCTTTTGTCTGAAGCTCTCGATGTCGATGTCCTCGATGATGGGGATGTCATCGCTCTAAAGAACATGCTGCAAGATGTTTTGATGGGCGGCAGACAAACGATTATGACCACTGATCTGACACTCTATGTCAGAACAACTGGTTCCGATGTCAATGACGGTTTGACCCCGACAACCGCGTTCGCAACACCGCAGGCTGCTGTTAATAATGCCTATGACAACTTGCAGTTAAATGGGCATGCACTAACCATTGATATCGGTCCCGGCACATTTGGCAGTATGAGTCTGGGCGCAGCTTTGGTGGGTCAGCGAGGTGATTATGCCTTGTGGTTTGTTGGGGCTGGAAAAGGCAGCACAACAATAAGTAGCCCGGCTCAGGCTTGTATTGGGATGAGTAATGGAGCCGCCGGCTCAATGACCGGAATGCGTCTTACCGGACCAACCGGATCTGGTTGGGGCGATGGTATGGGTATAGCCTGCCACAATTGCACCGCGCGAGCCTATGATATTGATTTTGGCCCGATGTCAACAACTGGTCAAGCATTTGGCAATCAAGTTCATTCCGCTATGGGAGCTTCGATCACACTTGGCTATATTGATCAGGATTATTACTTTACGGTTAGTGGAGGTGGTGCTCGTTGTTTAGCTGCTTCGGGAGGTGCTTTGCTCCAGTTGTGGAATTGTAAGTTCACACTTACCGGCACACCCAATTATCTGGATTCGTTTGCGATTTCTGCCGCTAATTCAACGATCCAGTCAAATAATGTTCCTCCTGGCACCGGGACTGTGTTTTCCGGGGCCGCGACAGGAAGACGTTACGCGGTTGATGGCACATCGACCATAACCACAGCCTTGCGAAACCTTGATCCTAATTTTTATCCTGGCTCTGTAGGCGGGTCTGTTGTCAACAGCAATTTACAGTACAACTACACCTAGCAGGGAGAAGGCATGATGCAGAGTAGTTCAAATTCTACGCTGGAACAGCGGATGACGGCTCGGTTGAAACAACTGTTGCCGCCACCTCCAACAGATTGGGTCGAGCCTGTTCCAGAGCCTTTTAATCTGGATGAAATAGAGACCCATGATATGACCCAAGGTGAAATAACAACGTGGCTGTTGGCACCCGGTGTTATTGGTCTTCCGCAATCCGGCTTTTTGAGTTCGTAAAGCATGAGAGACGAATTCTGGGTCGAATCGGGGCCAGCCGATCCTCTTAGATTGATGCTGACCCGCCAGTACAACAAGCTGGAACATTCGCTGTTGCCGGAATACGCCGAAAAACACAAGCCTGAATTAAAGGCTATGTATAATAGGCTCACTCCGAATGAACAGAAGATGCTGCGCTCGATAAGAGCGAGGCGGGCATTGGATAGTATTGATGTCTTTCATGCGGTGATGCAGCATGAATGGGGTAATATGACAGCGCGCGAGAAGGTGTTGATGAAGAACATATCAACACTCACCACCCGATTACAATCCAAGTTGCAAGGCTTGGATAAGTTTGACTAAGGAAATGCGATGCAACGATTCGCACTTGCTACCCTCCTGTTTCTATTGCCATCGACTGTCTATGCACAAGGTGCGGGATGCCAATATTTAGGGCCATACCCCTGGAAAGAGGGGGGTTGTCTTGTTGCGAAAGATCTGAACTCGGCGATTGCCAGTAGAAACCCCCTCCTCAATGTTGGTACTAAACCGCATAATTGGGTAGCGGGGTTTCACAACGGTGAGGCTGTCTTTACGCAACCGACATTCTCCGATATTACTGGAAATCTAACAACCGGGCAGATCCCACCCCCATCGATATCAAATCTCGGTGGGGTTTTTCCTTATACATCTCCCGGATATCAATTCATTTATTCACTCGACACAACCGGAAAATTTGCGTCTCGTCAGCCAAGCTTTCTCGATATATCGGGCGTTGCGGCACCCCAACAAGTGCCATTTCCGACAACTGGTACTATAGGCGGCGTAAAAAGCAAAGCTGCTGTCGCTGGGACATATATCTCTGGTATCGATAATAATGGCAACCCATTAACTGGAGATCTTGCTTCCTTATCTACGAATGTGTCTACAACTGGCGATATTTCTCTGGTTGGTGGTCTCTACGGGAAGAGCAATAAGACGGCTACCTACCCAGCATCGGCGACATCCCCAGGCTGGGCTATCACGTCAAACTTTGTTTCTGGTAATGGCGCAGCCAATTTATGGAATACCTACACTACTGGTAAAGGATTTACTTTTTACCAGATGACCGGAGCCAGCGCCGCGACATTGGTGTTTGGTGTCTCCGATGACGCAGCAACCCTCGCTACCACGAATATGAGTATCTATGCCAACAGAACTGGTGGGAAAGCCTTGTCGAATGTCACGCTTGGTGCGGCTGATGGTTGTGGGGTTGGTTTTAGGTGTATGCGGGTTCCCAACTAACGCCATAGCACAAGAACAAGCTCAACAACCGACCGCAGCGGAACGAGGTCTGGCCGCAGCGTTTCAGCAGATCGGTTCCTCGATACAAATCCTTGTAGAGGAGTTGCGTCGCGAAATCGCGACGCGCGATGCTCGCATCAAAGAACTGGAAACACGTTGTGGTGACGCCTGTAAGTAATCTGAGGGTTGTGTCATGTCTGTCTTAATGATCGTTCTTTTGGTGCTTCTTATTCTGGCAGTTGTGGGGGGTTTTCCCGCTTGGGGTTACCATACCTATGGTTGGTATCCTTCGGGTATTATAGGGCTTTTGCTTGTTATATTTCTTATTCTTCTTTTAACCGGACATCTTGGTCGTATATAGAGCTTTCGGGTGGTGGGGGCGGCATTTCCTCGGCTTGGTGCCAGTAATTCTGCTATCCGAGAGGGCGGGCCAGTGTGTTCTCTTCCCCGCGCACTGGTCCGCTTTTTTTTATTTAAGCACTTCTAGGTGTTTCCAGTGTTCAAAAGCGGCGAGTGCAGCTTGCCGCTTTGTCATTTCTGGGGGGTCGGGAGGATCTTTACCACCGCAACAAATGCAAGTACCCTTCAAATGATTTAATCCGCCGACAATCATGCGTATGTGGCACTCATAATGGTAATAACGTAGGCTGATTTCTTCCTTGCCGACATGCGGTATCGGCACCGCTAGGTAGATACTTCCTAATTGAACACTCTCGTCGCAGTGCGGACAATCCGTCATTTTATTTGTCATCTTCTTCATTATAATAGAAATTATCTTCGTCACAAGCTTCCTTCAATAGCACAAAGCATCGTTTGATACTACCCTCTCCCTGACCAAACGATTGGGCTATTTTCTCGCAGCGGCTGCATGTCACAATCACCCCATCGACCAAAAAACCTCGATCGTTTTCAAGCTCGGTCAATTCGACTTCGCAGGGAACCCGCATTATTTATCTCCGATAAGCTCCGCTTTGGTCTCTTCCAACCAACGCGGGTTGAGTGTGTCAACTCCCCTTCCTTTGTGTTTAATCCACATTCCCGGCGGATCGCCCTTGCCATCCCAAGTTGCTATATCGATCATCAGATCAGCGAGATGTTCCTGGGTACAACAATAGCGACTTGTATTCCCGATCTCATTCAGACCGACAAAAAGGCCGAATGTGGTCAGCATCTTACGCACGCCTATCCATCTTCCGTCAGGAAGCTGGCGCGGAAATTGATATCCCATATCCATCAGGAATTCTCGGGTTATTTTTTTCATGTTAACCCCTCCATTCGCATCCGGCAGCGGTGCAACGCCGTGAGCCATCCTTGTTCTGCATTGTC